TCCTCTAACAATGCAGCTTGTCTCTCAGAGTTATTTATCAATGTGGTGAGTAGTCGGCTAAGGTTTCCTGTTGCTCCAGGCGATTGGTCTCTGCCTCTATCAGCAATCTTTTTAGTCGAGTCTGCTATCTCTTTATTTGCGTCTAAAGTACCCTTGGCTATCTCCAATTGTTGCTGTCTAAAATCATCTCCAGCAGCTCCAGCAGGTGATGATGAAAAGGCTTTTATTATTTTAGGGATGCCAAGCATGAAACCACCAATAAGAGCTGGTACAAGAAGACCTGGAAGAAAAGCCGCACCTGCCATCGCCTTCATACCCTGTGTCATTGATACCGCCCCCCTCATAAGTGCAAACTTTTTTGTGCTCGCTGCTATCACTCTCAATAATGGAACCATGGTAAGATTCATAGCCCCTATTAAACTTTTTACGAAAGAACCTCCAATAAGCAGGGTTGCGAGAGTGCCTCCCATAAAATTGAGAATTCCAGCTATGTGTTGTAAAACGTCGTTTGTACTAGCTTGAAGAGTAAACAATTGAGCTTGCCACATTTGAGTAGCGGCTCTATCTGTAACTGACTTGGATAAATCCGCTACCGTAGCAGTCGTTAGCTCAGCTATATCACCGCTTATCATCCTGCTAACCTGCAAACTTTCTTGAGTAATACCAAAACCGGCTGTAATAGCCTCAATCCTAGGACCTCCGACAGCTCCAGGGTCTACACGTCTTAACCCAGCTAAAGCCGATTGAAGAGTAGACCTAAATTGAGATTCATCCATACCAGGTCTGAATGGTTGACCTGCAAGACGACCTGCTTTTATCATACCCTCAGTACCAACCATTAAATCGGTAATTAATCTTAAGGTAGGTTCAAAGAGTTCTGTTTGAGTTCCAATTAATCCTTGTGCAGCTCTTTGAGCAAACAACGCCATTTGAGGACCAAACTGAACAGATATTTTAGTAAACTCATCTTTGAACGAGTTTAAAGTACCAACAAGTTCACTGATTGAGGTTCTCTGTAGTGCGGCGGTGCTAACCAAAGTATCCATAAAGAGTCGGGACGTCTCTTCTTGTACTCCTAACATTTGTGTTTGAAATCTAATACCTTCCAGAACACCACGCATATCAGTGCCTAAGTTTTTCAAATCTGTAGCCAATCTTAACGTAGCATTAGAGAAACCTCCCATACCCATCTCAGTCATTTGACCGAAGGTTTCGATGGCTTGAGAAAAAGATATCCTTCCTGTATCTGCGGCGTGTGAAAAATTAGTAGCAGCAGATTTTTGGGTTAGTGCGTTTTGGGCGAGAGCTCTAGTTAAATCAATATTTCTCTGAGTAGCTCCTGCAATCAGCTGATGAAATCTCGTAAGATTTCTTGCGAGGGCGACTACTTGGAGGGTGTTCGCTGAATTAACTTGGGCTAGACTTAAATTTGATTGTTGTAGTCGACGTCTTTGTTTACCGGATTCTTGTTCAGCTTGCAGTATCTTTTTATCCATCTCCTCTTGATGTTGAGATAATGCTTCTACCCTAGAGGTAAGCTCATTAATAGCTTCTCTAAGTTTCTGTTGCTCGGTCTTTTTTACCATAATTAAACCTCTACTTTATGTAGGGCACGAATCTTTATTGTGTTATACGTCCTTACACAGCAGGCTGGGTCTTGACCAGCTACTGCTTGGATATCTTTATAACTAACACTACCTACAGGTAAACTTCCAAACTGAGATATAATCTCACTAGCTACATTCTCATCCATAGTGTTAAGATTAACTCCTGAGATGTAGGTGCCTCCCTTTTTAGCCCTCCATTTTGGACCGGTCATAATTATAAAAGGAGTTGGGTCAGTACCATCCTTAGCTCGATAGTGAAACGTGAACAAACACCCAGTTTTTACACTTTCGAGCCTTCGGGTAGTACCCAAAAAAACAGAATTATTAATTTTTAGCATTTTACCTGTCAGAATTTATCTAGCCTTTACTATATTATATATAAAATATAAATTATGGACGATTCAATAGAGCTTACAGAGTTTCTCGAACACTTAGACTACTGTCTATCTTTAAAGTTTAAAGAAAAATGGAGATACAGATTCAGCACACACTTTATAGAAATATTTCAAGAGAAAGTGCTAAAGACTCTAGAGTCACAAAGACCACTAAAGAAGTCTACCCTTATAACCACGTACACAAGGAAACATAAGTATAGCGTTAACGAAGTAGAACAGTTCTTCAGCTTAATCTCTATAGAGGATTACTACCCTATAATCTTTGAAGACAAGAAGTACATAGAGATGAAGAAAACCTTTACTGTGTCCTCTCTTTAAATATAATCTATATTATATAAGAACGCGACGTAAACAAAAAAAAGTGTAAAAAAACGTTACTTTTTTCTAGATTTTTTATTTTTCAATGCTTCAGAGTACTCGTGTAGGTGAGTAGTAGGGTTTTGTTTAGGACACATATCCTTATATCCACACCAGTCACAGAACTGGTTTACTTGTGGAAAGAAGTCATCCTTTTTTTTCTTCCTAATCTCCCAAATTTTCTGTGTCAGCTTCTTCATGTACATTAATACATGTGCTTCAGAAAATTTAATGTGTACTAACTTGTCTAAATGTGGGTAGTAATGAGATAGCGTTATTGACGCAATTGGGACTTTGTATAAAACCGAGACAGCATAGGCATATAACAACATTTGAGGGTCTTTGATTAAATCTCTCTTTGTTGAAGGTCTTTTACTGGTTTTGTAATCAATAACGAGGTAGTTACCGTCTTCGCTTTTTACAATACGGTCAATGATTCCGTTTAGTCCGTATCCTTGTTTTAATTCTACCGCAAACATTTGTTCTGTAGATATTTGCTCACATCCTGACAGAGAGTTGTTAAACGCAACAAAGTTTTTGAAACATTTTTCTGTCTGTCTCTCACGTGCGTCCTCGTCAAATTTATAATTTGATTTTACTATCTTAGCAATTTCGAGTAACTCTTCTTCTGTCGTGGCAGTTACACCTTCCTCTAAAACCTTGTGTATGAACGAACCAAACTGAAGCGCGTCAGTGTTGGTGTCTTTTTCGGGTAAATAATCAATATATTTAAATTTATACTTCAATTTACACTCGTCGTAGACTTTTATCTTACTAGGTGATACCTTATTAATAAACATGCAAATACCTCCAGCTATTATTAAAGACTATTTGTCTAAGAAATTTACCGACTTTTCAGAGTCTGGTCGAGAATTCCGCATAAATTCAATATTTACGGAAGATGTTAAGCAAAAATTATACGTCAATTTAGATACCGGTTTGTGGACTGATTTCAAGTCCAATGAAAAAGGGAACTTTTATCATTTGATTTCTCATATTGAGAACGTTCCTTACGCCGCAGCCAAATCATATGTAAAAAGATTGGCGTTTGATGCTGGCGCAAGCCTGTTTGATGTATCTACCCTCAATGTCGAAAATAAGGCGATTGAGGTATCTCGAACCATCGCGGGAGACGTCAGTGAGTTTAAATTGATTCGACCGAAGAAAGATATAAACTCACCAAACCATTTGGTGCGATTGGCTGCTCGGTTTGCCTTGGAACGTAAACTTGGAGGTTTTAAGTTCTATGTAGGATTAAAAGGTAGGTATCACCAAAGAATTATTATACCTTATTTCTACGAAGGCAAACCATTTTATTTTCAAGCTCGTACGCTAATCAATCGTGACCCAAAATATTTAAACCCAAGCAAAAATCTGTATGGGATAAAGACTTCCGAAATACTATATCCTTTCGACAAGGAACTAGAATACGTCATGGTTACGGAAGGTCCGTTGGACGCTATGTCCTTGAGAGCAGCTGGGTTCAACGCAACCTGTACCCAAGGCTGTAAGATGTCTACAGTCCAAGCTAGAGCGCTTAAAGACAAAAAGGTTATAATCGCGTACGACAACGACGAAAGTGGCTCAGAGGGCTTCTGTGAAGCTAAGAAGAGACTTCTGACACAAAGGAATCCAAAACTATACAGTCTGTCTCCACCAAAGGAGTTCAAAGATTGGAACGATTTTTGGGTTTCTACAACCGCCGTTGAGTTTCAGAAATATGTGTACTCAAATATATTCAAAGCGGATTGGGAGCTAGACGTTACCGAACAATTAACTTGAATTTAGGACTTAGATAAGTCTCATCCAAGATAGTGTATTTCGCTGTTATCTCGTACACACCTCTAGAACCGCCCAAAATATCATCAGAATACTTAGGAGTAATGTTTGCGGTGTCCCACAAGTAACTCATGGTTCCGTTTGCATTTATATTTGTAGTCGAGGCTGTGTCTCCGAAGTCTTTGATTACTACTCGGCTACTCAAATCAGGGCTTTCGTTCAGCTTTACAATCCTAAATTGTTGGTTTTGTAGAAGGCTTCCCGTCTCTAATAGATTTCTCAAACTCTCTCTAATAGGCTCGTTATCGACTACCAACTCCGTCTTCATCTGTAAGTTACGTTTTGACCCTACTTCAATATACCTTTGAACAAGCTTGTTGTTCGGAGTAACCATCATCGGTTCTGTAACGGCGACGACGCTCTGAGAATTTAGTTTAAATGAGTTAACATATATTTGGGCTTTAGAGCCTACTACATCTTTTATGGTCCATATATCTAAGTAATTTCCTGTACCTGAGGCAGTGTTACTAGACATGTCCATATTAAAATCAGTAACAGAAGCTGGAAAGTATACCGCGCTAGGCTGTAGAATTACTGCGAAGTGACCAGTCTTAACTTTGAAAATACTGCTCGCAGAATACCTCAAATCTCCCGCGTACGCGCTCTCTGCTGCACAAGCACTAACTTCACCTTGGAATCCAATACGATTTCCAGCGCCGTCTCTTTTGTAATTGTGAAACAGGTAATTAGTGTCTGTTGAACTAACCAAACCGTAGTCGGAAGACGTGGTATCTAGGTTTACGTATTGATTAGCAGTCCCAAATTTAGTGTCTGGAAAAATATGAACAGAACACACCTGATAAGGGTCTGTGTAGCTTCCCTCCTTAACCCAAAAGAAATCGAGTTTACAGGGGCTTGTAGGAGAAGGTCTATTACCTCTATTAATTACTGTCGTGCCATTGAATGAAGTCATGTCTTAGTTATTTAGATGACTTAGCAGACTCAATTGCTTCTTTATCTCGTCTGTTTTCTTCTACTAAAAGGTCAAGAAACTCCTTCCGTTCCAGTCCGGTCATAATATGAACGTCATGGTAACTAAAATTCCCGTGTTTTACTAAACTATATGATTCCTGCGCTAAACCTTCTACCCGGGCGTTTAGCTCACTGAGAAAAAACTTTCGTTTAGTGGGATTAACATTTCATTCAAAGAATCACAATCTGCGCAATTGTAAGACATGGTTTTATTCATACCGTACCTATCTTCAAGAAGTTTTTCGCGAAAGAATGCTACATCTCTTACGGTAGTTTTCTTAAAAAACTCTCGTTTTATTCTCTCGTCTGAATATTTTCCTACGGATAAAGCGAACTGATATAGATTATCGGTCAAATCTTCAAAATCTGCGAGTAAATGCTCATCTTTGCTTCTAGGTGAGACGAACTGCACTTCTTGCTCAGAGTCGGGTAGAGTTATTGTAAACGGTTCTTGGTAATCGTCTGGTGCGTACGTGACCGGCACCTTATCAATATCGATAATAAGACTGTTTTTCGCTTCGCAATGACGGCATATAGCTGTGATTGTATATTCATTACCGTAAGATATTTCTCGTAACTTGAATAAAACATATGTTTTATCTTCCAATGTCATGGAGTCGTAATCTAACCCTTTCACACAATCTTTAAATAATTGTTTTATTACACGAGCTCCGTCTGACTCATTTTTAATGCTTCTTAGTGTCTTTTCTTGTGCGAAAGTAAACGGTTTAATCTCAACAGTGCCATCAGATTGAATATAAGCTTTTCCTCTTGACGGTAAGTTCAAAGTTCTCCAATCCATGCTAGTGTTAACATTAGAAAGAAGGTCTCCAATAGCATCACTTATTTTCCCGTCGAATGCATCTAATACTTGAGGCGCTTGTTCAGGCTTTTCTTGTTGAACCTTGTCAGTAGAGGCTGGCATGTCTGGTACACTCATTCCCTGATTAGGGTCAATACCTTCCTTTTCCATATGCTCTCTGGCAAGTTCAATTAATGATTTTTCTTTGTTTGATTCTGACAT